AGCACAGCAGCGCCAAGCGTTGTTGGCTCAAGAGCAAGAGGCTTTGGTGGCGGCTATCCCTGAGTGGAAGGACGCGAAGAAGGCTCAAGCGGAAAAGGCAATGCTTGTTCAATTCGGTCAGAAGATCGGATTCACACCTGATGACCTTAAGAATGTTGTTGACCACAGGGCGGTTGTGATGCTGCGTAAAGCGGCTCTCTACGACCAGATGATGTCCAAGCGTGGACAGATCAAGCCAGTGACCAACAACGGCCCAAGACCTGCCAAGCCTGGTGCAGCAGGGAGAGTTTCAAGCAATACAGAAGCAATGCGAGCACAACAGCGTCTAGCAAAAACTGGCCGTGTCGATGATGCGGCTGATGCAATCTACAAACTCTTGAAATAAAGGACCATCATGTCTATCGTTAGCAATACATTCACCACCTACTCTGCAAAGGGTATCCGCGAAGATCTCAGCAATGTGATCACCAACATCTCTCCCGAAGAGACTCCTTACATGTCCAACATTGGCCGTGAGACTGTCTCCAACACCTTGTTTGAATGGCAAACAGATGCACTGGCAGACGCCGCCGCCAACGCTCAGTTGGAAGGTGACGATGTCGCATCGTTTGATTCAGTGACTGCCACTGTGCGTTTGACCAACTATGCACAGATCAGCCGCAAGACCATCGTGCTGTCCAACACTGAAGAAGTGGTCAACAAAGCTGGCCGCCGTTCTGAGTTGGCTTATCAGATCGCCAAGCGCGGCTCTGAGTTGAAGCGTGACCAAGAATTCGTCATGTTGAATGGCGGCGTTGCTGTTGCAGGCAACACCACCACAGCTCGCGTGACTGCCTCTTTGGGCGCGTTTGTCAAGACCAACACTGACAAGCAAACCAACGGCGTTGACCCCAGCTACACCACCTTGCCAAACAGTGCCCGCACTGACGGCAACGTGCGCACTTTCACTGAAACCATTCTGAAGAATGTGATTCAAAAGGTGTGGTCTGCTGGCGGTACTCCAAAGATCCTGATGTGCGGCCCTGTTAACAAGCAGCGCGTGTCTGGCTTCTCTGGTATCGCTTCCAGCCGTTTCAACATCAATGGCGGCGAGAAGCCTGCCGTGTTGATCGGTGCTGTTGACATCTACGTTTCCGACTTCGGCAACGTGGCTGTGATCGCCAACCGCTTCCAGCGCGAGCGCGATGCATGGGTGATCGACCCCGAGTACGCAAAGATGACTGTCCTGCGTCCTTACCAACAAGTTGAACTCGCCAAGACAGGTGACGCTGAGAAGCGCATGTTGTTGATTGAGTGGGGCCACAAAGTGTTGGCTGAGAACGCACACGGTCTGGCAGCAGACTTGATCACTTCTTAATCAATTAAGAGGAAAGGGGGAGGAGAAATCTTCCCCCTACTTATATGGAAAAACGATTTTTTGATGCAAACCCCGAACAAGGGCTGACCCGCACCTGGCACTACAACGAAGACACTGATGAGGCAACGATTCAGACTTCTCAGGACATCACTGCCGTCATCGAGGCCAACAAGCGCGACTTGGCCGCCATTGATGAGAAGGCTACATGGAAAGGCGAATGGCATCACGTTGCCAGCATCCCTGAGTCCCTGTATTACCAGATGAAGGCCGAGGGAAAGATTGATGACGAGGCTTACATGAAAAAATGGCTTAACGATTCTGACAACAAATTCTTTCGAGTCAGACCAGGAAAAGTATGAACTACATCGCAGTCTGCACCCCAGCGCGGGACATGGTCCACACCAATTACACCTATTGCATGGTCAACATGGTGGCATACCACACGCTCAACACCACTGATGCTGTGAGCTTGAAGATCCTGCAAGGCACACTGATCCAGAATCAGCGTGCTGATCTTTGCTTGGATGCGATGCGCGAAGGGTGCAGCCATATCTTGTTCATTGACTCTGACATGACATTCCCGCAGGACATGATCCAGCGACTGCTGGCGCATGATGTGGACATCGTGGCGGCCAACTGCGCACGGCGCAGGATGCCAACAGGACCAACTGCGCAGAATTACGATGAGAACGGCAAGCGCCAACCCATCTACACCATGCCAGAGTCAACAGGCTTGGAAGAGATTGGATCTGTCGGCACTGGCATCATGATGATCAAGCGCGGTGTCTTTGAGGGCATGACAGAGCCATGGTTTGATATGCCTTGGCAGACTGGCACTCGCGGTTACATGGGCGAGGATGTGTTCTTTTGTAAGAAGGCTCAGGAGCTTGGCTACAAGGTGTATATTGACCATGATGTCTCGAAAGAGATCGGCCACATTGGCACGTTTGAATTCAGGCACGACCACACTTGGATCGTCAAAGAAGAGATGGAAAAAGAGGCAGTCTAATGGCACTCACGACATACACCGAACTCAAGGCCTCGCTGGCCGACTGGCTTAACAGGTCAGACTTGACGGCCACCATCCCTGACTTCATCAGCTTGGCAGAGGCTCAGATCGAGCGCCAGCTGCGCACCCGCCAGATGATTGTGAGAGCCAATGCCTCATTTGCGGCGGCTGCCGAATATGGCACTGTGCCTGATGACTTCTTGGAGGCCAAGGCCATCAAGATCAACACCAACCCAGTGACCAACCTGACATTTCAGACAATTGACGCCATGGATCAGTTGTCGAACACCACCTACTTGTCCAGCGGCAAGCCACTGTATTTCAGCGTGGTTGGAAACCAATTCCGATTGCTTCCAATCCCTGACGGCGCATACACGGCAGAACTGGTGTACTACGCCAAGTTGACAAAGTTGTCATCAACAGTTGCAACAAACTGGCTGCTGACGCAAGCGCCTGATGTCTATTTGTATGGTGCTTTGTTGCAGGCTGCGCCATACCTGCAAGACGATGCGAGAATCCAAGTGTGGTCATCGCTTTATCAGGCAGGACTGGATCAGTTGCAGATTGCAGATGATCGCGGTTCTACATCGGGCGGTGCGATTTTGGCAAGAGCAAGGACATTTGGATGATGATTACCACCACCAAGGGCGAGATGGACGAGTCACTGCTTGAAAAGCGTGAAGGCTCTCTCGACAACGATACCGAGACAACAAGCTGGGTAGAGTATTGGTTGGATGGCGAGATGGTGCATCGGTCTGTCCACATGGTGCTCAAGCGCAGTGTCTTTGCTGATGGAATCAGTCAACAAATTTAAGGAATAAGCCGTGGCCAATACTCAAGCCCTCTGTACAAGTTTCAAAGGTGAGCTGCTGGTCGGCCACCACAATTTCGGCACTGGTGTTGTTCGCGCAGCGACCACCGCCGACACATTCAAGGCCGCCTTATATTTGGCCTCTGCCACTGTCAATGCCTCCACCACAGCCTACAGCTCCACAGGTGAGGTGACAGGCACAGGCTACACCGCCGGCGGTGTGACAGTGACATTTGGCACGCCTCCGAGCACCAGTGGCACGACAGCTTTTGTGACTCCAAGCGCCAGCATCAGCTACTCAGCCGTCACATTGTCAACAGCATTTGATGCGGTCCTGATCTATAACTCGACCCAATCAAACAAGGCAGTCAGCGTCCACACATTTGGCAGTCAGACAGTGACTGCTGGGACATTCACCCTGACCATGCCGACCAACGATGCAAGCACTGGCCTGATCAGGCTGGCTTAAAGCAGGGGCAGCGGCATGGCTGCATATGGAACAGGCTATTACGGCAGGGGCGTCTACGGCATAGGCAATGTCGTCATCAGCGGCAATTCGTCTACCACCGCTGTCGGCAACCTGCTTGCAAGCCGATCAATCCAAGAAGACGGCACGATTGCCACAGGCAATGTCGGCACAGTCGGGCTGACTGTATCCATTGCCATCTCTGGCAATGCGTCCACCTGTGCTGTTGGATCGGTTTTAGCGACATCAACCAATGCCGTCACAGGCAATGCGTCAACCTTGGCGGTTGGCAGCGTCACGGCGACCAGGGCAATTGATGTATCTGGCAATGCCGCAACTGGCGCTGTTGACTCTGTTGGCGTTGCCAGCCTAATACCCGCTGTTGGCAATGCCGCCACTGGCGCTGTTGGGACGGTTGGTGCAGAGGTTATTTCGTTCCAAGACATTACTGGCGTTGAAGGGACTGGATCTCTTGGAACGCCCATAAACGTCATCTCTGTTGAGATCACTGGCGTTCAGGCTGTTGGCTCGATCCAGAGCATGACAAGGTTTGGCTGGGGTGCATATCCAGACAATGACGAAACCTGGTCACCTCAATCAGACACGGCAGAGGAGTGGACGGCGGTGTCGGCATCTCAGTCTGGCTGGGGTGCTGTTTCAGACTCGTCAGAATCTTGGACAGATTTAGAAGACAATTCAATCACTTGGCAAGAGGCCGCATAGGAGTTTTAAATGGCAGATTCAACTACGACCAACTTGATGCTTACAAAGCCCGAAGTTGGGGCATCAACTGACACATGGGGAAGCAAAATAAACACCGATCTGGACACCTTGGATGCAGTATTTAAGGGTGACGGCACAGGCACATCAGTTGGCTTGAATGTTGGCTCTGGCAAGGTTCTGGCTGTTGCTGGAACAATGACCCTTGCAAGCCAAAACATGAGCCCTTATACAGGGTTTAAAAACCGCATCATCAATGGCGCAATGGTCATAGACCAGAGGAATGCGGGGGCGAGTGTTACTCCTACAAATGGTCAATATTCAGTTGATAGATGGGCGGCTGAACTATCTCAAGCGTCAAAGTTCTCGTTTCAACAAACCGCTGGTTCTGTACCTCCACCTGCTGGATTTATTAACTATCTTGGCGTTACATCTTTGTCTGCCTATACAGTTGGCTCAGGTGAAGTGTTCAACCTGTTCCAACGAATTGAAGGTTTGAACGTATCAGACCTTGCTTGGGGTACTGCATCTGCGGCAACAGTCACCTTGTCCTTTTGGGTGCGTAGTTCATTGACTGGAACATTTGGCGGCGCAATTCAAAACAATGGCAATGACAGGTCATATCCATTTTCATTCACCATCAGTGCGGCGAATACTTGGGAACAAAAGTCGGTCACTATTGCAGGTGATACATCTGGCACTTGGCTGACTACAAATGGAATCGGTATCAGGGTTCGCTTTAACCTTGGCGCTGGCTCAACACTTAGTGGTACTGCTGGTGCTTGGGCGGCGGCAGACTATCGTTCAGCTACAGGCGCAACATCAGTAGTCGGCACAAACGGTGCTACGTTCTACATCACAGGCGTTCAACTGGAAAAAGGCTCAACAGCAACGAGCTTTGACTACAGGCCAATAGGAACTGAGTTGGCTTTGTGCCAGCGGTATTTGCCAGCGTTTGTTTCTACAAGCACGTTAGACTCTATTGGCGGCGGCTGTACTATCGCAAGTACAACAATTGGCTATATTATTTTGCCGTTCAAAACTTCTGCCAGAGTAGCCCCGACTGGCGTAACTGTTTCAAACGCAGGGCACATAATTGCTTACACCCCAAGAGGTGGAAGTTTGGTTGTAACCTCGCTCACTTTTGGGAGTGTTGGCACAAGCACAGAATCTGCATCTTTTGCCTTTGGTGTGGCAAGCGGTCTTACAGCCTACGACAATGGAATGTTGTATTTTAATTCTGCAAGCGGAAAAATTCTTTTTACAGGATGTGAACTATGAACGAGCCAACTTGGAAACTTTTACCGCTGACACCCATGCAAACAACACAAGTTGTATGGCGTGAGTGGCCTGATGGCAAACAAGAGTCTTGCCTTGTGACCGCTGAAGCCTATCTTGCTTGGCTTGCTGAAGGCAACGAACCAGAGCCAGCAGATGAGGTGACAGGTGAGTGACCTTGAGAAGGACTTTGCTGTCCACCAAGCTATTTGCGATCAGCGGTACAAGACCATTGATGAGAAGCTGGAGTCTGGCAAGGGACGTATGCAAAAGATCGAGATTCAGCTTTACATCGTGATTGCTGCGATCTTGTTTGGACCAGGCGTGGCTGCTGACATCGTCAAGAAACTCTTGGGGCTATAAATTGATCCGATCAGTCTCCTTTTCGCCGCCAACGCCTGCGTTAAGGGGATCACTGAACTTTGCTCGCTGTACCGTGATGCAAAGACAAGTTTTCTTGAAGTCAAGAGCACGGTCGATGAAGTCATCGGTGACGCCAAGGCCGCCAAGTCTTGGTGGCAAAAGCTGTTTGCTCCAAAGCCAGCAGCCGCCACGTCCAAGCCTTTGGCGAAAAAGAAGGAAAAGTTCGTTGCCTATGATGAGACTCAGGCAATGGCCGACATCATCAAGCAGCTTAGTAAATTCTGGGCTTTGCAGGATCAGCTAAACGCATATCTGCGCGAGGAAGAGGAAAAGGCCAAGGTCTACGATCCCAGCATCAGCAACGCGCAGATGATGGAAAGCGCGATGAATCGCGTGATGTGTAGGCAGCAGATGGAGGAGTTATCGACCACCATCAGGGAGATCATGGTTTATCAGACCCCTGGCCTTGCTGACTTGTACTCGCAGACATATGAGATGCGCCAAGTCATACAAGAGGAACAGGAAAAAGCTAGACTCAAGCAGGAGGCAAAAAAGCGGGAAGCGGCATGGCTACAACGGCAGGAGCAAAGAAACGTCCAGCTAAAGCTGGCAGCAGTGGTGGCGACTTCTATATTCCTCCTGTACCTGTGGTCGTGGCTTCTCCTCGTGAGTCGTTGGGGGAAAGCGTAATGGGATGGATCGCTGCATGTGTGTTGGTGGCTCTGCTTCTCCCGCTTGGAGCAATGCTTTATCTAGACATCTTGGAAGCCAAGCATGAGGTGAAACAAGAGGTTGAGAAGGTTCAAAAGATGAGACGTGAGATGGAACAGGAGAAACGCAAGAATGACAAAACATGATTTTTCACTGCTGGCGCTAACTGTTTGCGTTGGCGTCCTCTGCGGGTTGCTGGCTGGCTGCGAAGACCGCTTCAGATACCCTTGCCAAGATCCAAAGAATTGGGAAGCTGCCGAGTGCAAGCCGCCAATTTGCACCGCCACAGGGACATGCCCTGACCAACTTATCAAACCAGAACAGGAGAAGAAATGATGGCTACAGTTGGATATAAACCAAACAACCGTCTATCACCAGAGGAGATTGAGGCTCGCGTGTGGGCTTGGGTGATCTTTGTGATCTCCATCATCTTGCTGGGGAGCTGCTTCAGCTTCATCTATTCTGTGACGTTCGTCACCCAGCCCATGTCTTCTATGGCTCCCATTGACAAGGTCTACACCAAGATGATCAACGACATCATGCTGCTTTGCACTGGCGTGCTGGGTGGTGTTGCTGGCCGCAAGGCGGTGTCTGCTGCTGTTGCCACGGCCACCGCCAAGGCAGAGGCCACTGACAACGATGAGCCGCCAGCACCATGAAAGACATTCTTGGTGGCCTGCTGATGCTGGTGCTGGTGTTTGGTGGTGGCTACTGCACCGGCAAGCACTATGAGCAAGAGGCCCAGCAGGCAGAGGTTGACAGGCTCAACACCGAAGCCAGAGCCAAGGAGAAGGCCTTGGAGGCCGCTGTAACAACCACCGCAAATGCACTGAGGGTAACGAATGAAAAAGCCAAACTGGCCGCGCAACAGCGCGATGCTGCTATTGACAGTGGCGCTTACAAGCTGCGGGTTCCTGTCAAAACGTCCTGCCCCGTACAGCCCACCGCAGATCCCGCCACTCCCACAGGAGGTGGTGGAGGAGAAACATCAGCCGAACTTAGTCCAGAAGCTGGAAAAGCTCTTTTCGCAATAGCGGAGGAGGGCGACCGCGCCATCACCAAGCTGAATGCTTGCATCGATTTGTACAACAAAGCCCTTGAATCACAGAAAGGTATCAAATGAATTTATCAGCCAACTTCAGCCTGCATGAGATGTGCAAATCGGAAACAGCCCTGCGCATGGGCTTTGACAACACGCCAGATGACGAAGCCACAGAGAATCTGCGCCTGCTGTGCGAAAACGTTCTCCAGAAGGTTCGTGACCATTACGGCAAGGGCGTGAAGGTGAATTCTGCTTACCGCAGCCCTGAGTCCAATGCAGCTGTCGGCGGGTCTAAGACCAGCGACCATTGCAAGGGCATGGCGGCTGACATTGAGATCCCTGGCGTTGCCAATGCCGATCTGGCTCAGTGGATCATGGATAACTTGGACTACACCCAGCTCATCCTTGAGTTTTACACGCCAGGCATTCCAGACAGCGGCTGGGTCCATGTCAGCTATGACCCGAACAACCTCAAGAAGCAAGAGCTGACCGCCACCAAGGTTGCGGGTAAGACGCAATATTTGCCTGGTCTAGTCGCATAATTTGAGTCATGGCAACAAACCTCTCACAGCAGATCTCAACCCCAGCGCAGCCAAACCTTGGCACGCCTGGGGCGGCCTACGATGAGAGGTTGTTCACTCAATCCTTTGGCGGCCTGAATGTCTACTTTGCCAAGCTCACAGCCATCTTTGCAGCCCTCTTTGGGCCAAGGGGTGGGAAGTGGATCAACAACCCTTATGGCGCGTTTCAGGACTCCACAGACCAGACGGCGGCCAACACCACCACGGCCTACGCCGTCACATTTGACACCACTGATTTCAGCAATGGCGTCACCTTGTCGGATTCGTCAAGACTGAATGTGGCGCAGGCTGGCATCTACAACTTGCAATTCAGCATCCAGTTCAAGAACACCACCAATGACACGCAAGACGCTGATGTCTGGTTTAGAAAGAACGGCACTGACATTGACAAGTCAAACTCCAAATTTGGTATGCCGCCAAGAAAGTCATCTGGCGACCCATCTCATGTGATTGGCGCATTGAATTTCTTTGTGAGTTTGGCGGCCACCGATTATTTGCAAATCATGTGGCGGCCATCAGATGTCGGTGTCTCGATTGAGCACTATGCGGCTGCCACAACACCGACAAGGCCAGCCGTCCCGTCAGTAATTGCCACTTTGAGCTTTGTGTCCAATTTGTCCACAGAAACCGCATAATTAAGCCATGGCATTCGTACCCTTAAAAATCCCACCAGGCGTGTACCGTAACGGCACTGAGTATCAGTCTGCTGGGCGGTGGTTTGCCGCCAACCTTGTACGCTGGTTTGAGAATACCCTGCGCCCGATTGGCGGGTGGCGTAAGAAGTCAGACAGCCAACTGACAGGCAAGTGCCGTGGTTTGCTGACTTGGCGCGACAACAGCGGGGATCGCTGGATCGCTGCTGGTACTGAATCAAAGCTCTACGCCATGAACGAGGCGGGGACGCTGAAAGACATCACGCCAACAGGATTGACGGTTGGCGTGGCTGACGCCACGATCAAGACTGGCTACGGCTATGGGACGTATGGCTCATACTCTTATGGCGTTGCACGTCCAGACAATGGCACTGTGACGCCTGCCACCACTTGGAGCCTTGACACATGGGGCGAATACTTGGTGGCGTGCTCTGACGCCGATGGCAAGCTGTATGAGTGGCAATTGGGCTTCTCTACGCCAACCTTGGCGGCGGCCATCACCAATGCGCCAACAGGTTGCGCAGCCTTGTTGTCCACCGCCGAGCGTTTCATCTTTGCTTTGGGCGCTAGTGGCAACCCTCGGATGGTGAAGTGGTGCGATCAGGAAAACAATACGGTTTGGACGGCTGCGGCCACCAATCAGGCTGGTGACTTTGAGCTGCAAACAGTTGGCGCGTTGAAGGCTGGCAAGAAGGTGCGCGGCATCAATTTGCTCTTCACTGACGTTGACGTGCACACCGCCAGCTATGTTGGCCTGCCCTATGTCTATGCCTTTGAGAAGGCTGGCTCTGGATGCGGTCTGATTTCCTCGCAGGCTGTGGCCGCCATCGACACTGCCGCCATGTGGATGAGCAAATCAGGATTCTGGATATTTGACGGCTATGTCAAGCCTTTGCCATGCGATGTGTCGGATTATGTATTTCAGAACATGAACTACAACCAGGCTTCCAAGGTCTATGCGGTGCACAATTCCAAGTATGGCGAGATCTGGTGGTTCTACCCATCAAGCGCCAGCAACGAGGTTGATTCCTACGTCACATACAACTACCGTGAAAACCATTGGAACATTGGCTCCATGTCTCGCACGGCTGGCACTGACAGGGGTGTCTATTTGAATCCTTTGATGATCTCAACCGACTCCTACATCTACGAGCATGAGGTTGGCTTCACCTATGACGGCGGGACGGTCTATGCCGAGTCTGGACCATTTGAGATCGGCCAGGGTGACAACATCATGGCTGTGCGTCAGGTGATCCCTGATGAGCAGACGCTGGGCGAGGTTGCCATCAGCTTCAAGACGCGAATGTATCCAACCTCAACAGAGACAACGCATGGCCCATATTCAGCCTCACAGCCGACTGATGCGAGGTTCTCTGGCCGTCAGGTGAAGATGATTGTGACTGGTGACGTGCTGGACGATTGGCGCGTTGGCGTGATGAGATTGGAAGCTGTGGCGGCGGGTAAGCGTTAAGCCACGCTGGAAAATAGAATACTGTTAAAGGAAATCAAGATGGCAACAGCACAACAAGTAGCAGAAACAAAACAGATGGTTCGTGAGTCCATCTTGGAAGAGGGGATTGATCCAAATACATTGATTCGACTTGGCGCGATGGCACAAGCTGTTTTGAACAACAAGTCTATGTATCCTCAGTTTTTGCAGGCTGTTGTTGATAGTGGTCTGGCTGAAGAGGCAGACTTCACTGGAAATATTGATTATCAAATTATTGGTGTTTTTGTTGCTGCTGGTGAGATGGTTAAGCAGATGATGGCATCTGGCGAATTGGGAGCATGACATGGGACTGAAAAAACTTGGTAATTGGTTAAAGAAAAACATCAAGCCTATTGCAACAGTTGCGGCAGTTGTCTTTCCTCCTCTGGCTCCAGCAATTGGCGCGGCTCTTGGTGCTACTGGTACCGCGGCGGCTATTGTTGGCTCTGCGGCTTTGGGCGCTGGAGCAAGTGTTATTGCGGGAGATAAGCCAGCAGACGTCTTAAAGAGCGCAGCTGTTGGCGGTGCGGCGGCTGGCGTTGTCAATGCAGTTGCGCCAGATTTTTTTACAAGTAGCGGTCTGTTGGGTACATCCACAGCACCTGCGGCGGCTACAGGTGACGCCGCTACTGGATTGATGGGAAGCGCATTGCCTCCAACGGCAGGAACAGGAGCAGCTATGGCTGATACAGGTATTTTTGACAAATTGGCTGGATATGGTTCTGGCGTTCTTGACTTTGCAAAAGCAAATCCAAGTCTGGCAGGCTCACTGCTTGGCGCTTTAGGTGGTGCTGTAAGCGCAGCCAACACGCCTAAAGAGACAACCACCACCACGTCAATTGATCCTGCGATCAAAGCTGAATATTTGGCCAACCTTAATTTGGCTAAATCCACTGCCGCCAACTTGGGTCCAAGAGAATTTGTACAGCCTGGTGCACTGTATACAGAGGCCGAAAGAAATCTCTATAACCTAGGCATGACGCCATTCGGTGCAGCTGACATTGAAGCGTTTTACAACCCATACGAAGAACAAGTGGTGGAAGGCGCTCTCGGAGATATTGAGCGTTCACGGCAGATGCAAGACGTTACCGACAGGGCTAGAGCCATTCAAGCAAAAGCCTTTGGCGGATCACGTCAAGGCGTGCAATCTGCATTGACAAATGAAGCTGCGTTGCGCACGGCGGCATCAACAGCATCAGGCTTGCGTTCTGCTGGATTCAATACTGCCGCCAACCTTGGGCTGTCTGCGCGTCCTTTGAACATGACTGGCCTGACAACATCATTGGATCTTGCAAGCCGCAGAGATGCACGCAGACAAGCTGAACTTGATGCAATTCGCAATGCACCTTTGGAGCGTTTGGCTATTACTGGCGGCGCACTTGGATTGCAGCCTGCAAATACTGGTGGTACATCAACCCAGCCTTTGTATAGCAGCACAGTTGGCAGTGCATTGTCTGGTGGTCTGACTGGCGCTTATATTGGTTCGCTGTTGCAGCCTAAACCACAACCTGTTCCTTGAGGATAAAAACATGGCGACATCATTTGACATGGGATTGCTTGGCGATCTATTTGGCGGTGGCGGTGAGACTGGCCTTGAGGGCTACTTGACGCCAGCGCAGCAGGCCGCAATGCAGCGACAAGGCCTGTTGCAGGCCGCCATGGCTATTGGTCAGGCCAGCGGCCCCAGCACTACGCCGCGCTCCTT